ATATATGGCGTTGAGATGCGACTACTGACCGATGCAGGGCGTATTACTAAAGTTGAGTGCGATAACCTATTCCCTGTCCATACAGCTTGGGACTTAGGCTATAACGATGCTACAGCTATATGGTGGTATCAGGTCGTACATGGAGAGATTAGAGTATTGGATTACCACGAAGCACATGGGCAACCAATTATCTATTACGCTAACCAAATTAAAGAACGACCATACGAATATGGCACACATTGGCTACCGCATGACGCTAAAGCTAAAACTTTGGCAAGTGGCGGAAAGAGCATAATTGAGCAAATTTTTGACAAATTACCTAAAGAATCGTTTAAAATTGTTCCAAATCTGTCATTACAAGACGGCATACAAGCATCAAGGATGGCATTAGCTAGGACTTGGTTTGATGCCATGAAGTGTTCAGAGGGCATTGAATGTTTGCGTCAGTACCAAAGGGAATACGATGAAGATAAGAAAGTATTTCGAGATAAGCCTCGCCATGATTGGACAAGTCATGGTTCAGACGCTTTCAGAATGTTGGCTGTGGCTTGGCAAGATGAAGCAGACACTATTAAACAAAATCAACCGATGCGTGGCATTAGTGTTGGACAGAATGAAGTTACGCTAGAAGAAATGTGGAAATCCACCCCCAAAACCCAAGATAGGAGAATCTAAAATGCCTGAAGTCGCAGCCAGTTATGGCTTTAAATATGAACATGTAGCCGCATCACAAACCGCCCAAGTATTAGGAACAACAGGTGCAACAGGTGATTATTTACATCGTTTAATTATTACAGTTACTACAGCAGCTACTGGAACTGTAGCCTTGTTAGACAACACTACATCCCATACATTGGTAGCCGCCAATAGTGCAATCGGTGTCTATTCTGTAGAAGTCAACACTAAATCAGTTAATGGTGCTTGGAAGATAACAACGGGTGCTGGTGCTGAAGTAGTAGCAATCGGCAACTTTACCTAGGAATAAGTATGCACGATACGCTTAATAAAACTTACGAGGATTGGTATAACACCATTGCTCAGTATGACAAGTCATTTAGGGAATGGGAAGCAAGAGTTCCCCGAATCATTAAGCGTTATCGAGATGACAGCCGTACTAGGAATAACCCTAATGCTCGCTTTAATATCCTTTGGTCAAATGTTCAAACTATTAGACCCGCTATCTTTGCTAGACTGCCACGCCCTGATGTAAGCCGTAGGTTTAGAGATAACGACCCAGTAGGTCGAGTCGCTTCTATGATGCTAGAACGGGCATTAGAGTACGAGGTTGAGCATTACCATGACTATCGTGCTGCTATGGAAAACGCAGTCTTAGACCGACTTTTAGGCGGTAGAGGTACGGCATGGGTTAGATATGAGCCACATATTGTTGCAGAGCAAAACGATTTAAACACAGGTGTAGCAGGTCAAGATGTAGGTAATGGAGTACAGATTACAGAGGATGCCGATGAAGCAGAAACGGAAAACGCTGAACTGGTGGAGTCGCAGGAACGAATTGAGTATGAGTGTGCCCCAGTTGATTATGTCCATTGGCGTGATTTTGGTCATACTGTTGCTCGTACTTGGGAAGAAGTAACGGCTATATGGCGTAAAGTTTATATGGGCCGTCAAGCCTTGATTGACCGCTTTGGTGAAGAATTAGGCGGTAAGATTCCGCTAGACACCAAGCCTGATAGCGATAAATGGGCACAAAAACAGATGGCGATTGAACACCATCAAGCCTGTATCTATGAGATTTGGGATAAAGAACAAGGAAAAGTCTTTTGGGTTAGCAAGTCGATGGGTGAGATTCTTGACGAAAAAGATGACCCACTACAGTTAGAAGGTTTCTTCCCATGTCCTAAGCCAATGTACGCTACGCTGACCACAGATAGCCTAGAGCCGATTCCTGACTTTGTTCTATACCAAGACCAAGCTAATCAATTAGACACGCTGGCAAACCGCATAGACGGCTTTATTAATGCCTTAAAAGTACGGGGTGTTTATGACGCTGCCGAACCTGCCTTGTCCCGCTTATTCTCTGAGGGTGAGAACAATACCTTAATACCTGTTAAGAACTGGGCTGCTTTTGCTGAGAAACAAGGCATGAAAGGGGCTATTGACCTAGTAGATATAACCCCAATCGCCCAAGCCTTAACCATGTGCTATCAAGCAATGGAACAAGTTAAAGGTCAGATTTACGAGATTATGGGTATTGCTGACATTCAGCGTGGGCAGACCGACCCCAATGAAACGCTTGGTGCTCAGATTATTAAGTCCAATAACGCTGCTGGTAGACTAAAAACCATGCAACACGCAGTCGTAGACTTTGCTACTGAACTCCTAAGTATTAAGGCTCAGATTATCTGTAGGCACTTTACTGACGATACGATTGTTAAGATTAGTGGTGCAATGCAACTAAGCCCACAAGACCAACAGTTAGTACCCCAAGCCTTACAGCTATTAAAAGACGAACCCGCTAAGAATTTCCGTATTGAAGTCACTAGCGACTCAATGATTTACCAAGATGAGCAACAAGAGAAACAAGACAGAGTTGAGTTCTTAACGGCAGTTAGCCAGTTTATGAACCAAGCCTTGCCAGTAGCTACCCAAGCCCCCGAACTTACCCCATTACTGATGGAAATGTTAAAGTTTGGTGTCACAGCATTTAAGGCTGGTAAAGGCATGGAAGGGTTGATTGATGAAACTGCCGATGATTTTAGAAATAAGGCTAAAGCGATGGAAGGCCAACCCAAACCACCACCTGTTGAGATTCAGAAACTCCAATTGCAGTCGCAGATGGAACAACAAAAAATGGCGGCAGAAACTCAAGCGAAACAAGCCGAGGCTCAGATTACTGCCCAACTTGAACAACAAAAGATGGCTGCTCATATTGAATTTGAGAAAGCTAAACAAGAATATCAGGCTCAAGAGAATCAACTTAAGTTCCAATTGGAAGAACAGCGTAATGCTCAAGACAGAGAGATGGAGATGAAGTTAGCTCAAATGAAGATGATGACTGAGCGTAATACACAACTTCTATTGGCTTACATTAATAACGGGGCTAAGATTGAAACGGCTCGTATCTCTGCTGGCGTAGATTCAGGCGAGGGAATCGCTGAAGAATACACAATGGATGAGGATATGCTCAAGGTTCAAGAACACCCCCTAGCCCCTATAGCTAATGCTATTGCCCAAGGTAATCAAGACATGACTGCTACTTTAGGTGCTTTAATAGAACGATTAAGCCAACCCAAACAAGTCGTTAGAGGTCAAGACGGCAAAATAATCGGGGTACAGTAATGGCTATAACAGTCAAGCACAATAAAGTCAGCACAATACCTGACACAACCGATACAAGTTTAGTTCGCCCTAGTGATTGGAACGCTGACCATACCCTAACTGGTCTTGGTACGATGGCAGAGCAAAACGCCAACGCAGTAGCCATCACAGGCGGCACAATCAATGGCACTACTATAGGTGCTACTACCCCATCTACTGTAAACGCTACTACGATTACAGGACAGACAGGAGTGTTAAGGGGTACTGGTACAAACTTATTTTTACAAAGCCAAACATTTACTACTACATGGGGATTAAATAACGCAACTGTAACTGGAAGCGCAACAACTGCCCCTGATGGTACAAGTACTGGTAGCAAATTAGCTGAAAACGCTACAACAAATTCGCATTTTATTGCTCAGTCAATAACAATGACGGGAACTATAGTTACAGTTTCTGTTTTTGCAAAACAAGCAGAAAGAATAAGACTTTTAATTAGAGAAAATTCTGTTACAGGAGCTTCAGCTACTTTTGATGTTTCAACAGGAACTGTTGTTGCCACAGCAGGTTCTGCATCAGGTGATATAGTTTTTGTTGGTAATGGCTGGTACAGATGTTCAATGACAAGAACATATGCTATTACTGGTACTACAGGTTTTGGTATTTTCACAATGCTAAATTCAGGCACTACTTTTGCTGATGCAACATACGCTGGTACTGCAGGCAATGGTTTGTTTATTTGGGGCGCACAAGCAGAACTAGGCTCAACAGCTAACACCTACATCCCCACAACCACTACAGCAGTCTACGGAACTCCTACCCTATCCTTTAGTGGAGTATCTGAAATAGGTTTACTGTCTACTGGTGCATTGTATTTACAACCAGCAGGAACAGGCGCAATCCAAGCACAAGCTACTACATCTACTACAGCAGGTGGTAATGCTAGGGGTACTAATGCTGTTGATTGGCAAATGGTTAGAGATACTGCGGCAAGGGTAGCTAGTGGTTCACAAGCGTTTATTGGGGCTGGTAGAAGAAACACAGCAAGCGGAGAAGATTCTTTTGTAGGTGGCGGATTTCAAAATACAGCTAGTAGTTCGCAAGCCGCAGTTGTTAATGGAGCAAGAAATAACGCATCAGGCGGTGCAAGTTTTATCGGCTCAGGATTTGATAATACTGCTAACTTAACTTATGGTGCTGTTGTTGGCGGTCAAACTAATACAGCTAGTGGATATTTTGGTTTTGTAGGAAACGGATTTACCAATTCAACGACATCAAGTTCTGCTGTTACTACACAAGCAACGACATCATTTACAAGTGGCTCAACAGCAGTTACTTTAAGCGGAAGTAACGCAAACATTAAAGTTGGTCAGCTAATTACGGGAACAGGTATTACTTTTCCAAATACCTATGTTGCCGCCATCTCAGGCACAAGCCTTACCCTTTCTCAAAACGCTGTAGCTACAGGAACTCCAACCCTTTCCTTCTTCACACCCCACGGCATCGTAGTCGGTGGCGGTAACAATCAGGCAACTGGCTCGTATAGCTTCATTGGAGGCGGTGGTGATGCAGGAACAGCAAGTAATAGGAATGTGGCTAGTGGGGATTGGTCAGTAGTGGCTGGTGGTAGAGGTAATCAAGCTACTGCTGTTGGTGCTGTAGTTTGCGGTGGCGGTCTTGATGGCACATCTTCTGCTTTAGGAAACACAGCATCAGGCGCACTATCTTTTATTGGCGGTGGTTTAGGAAGCACAGCATCAGGTACAGGCTCATCAATTTTAGGCGGTTATCAAAATATTGCCAATGGTCAAATGTCAAGTATTCTTGGTGGTCGATTTGGGAATGCAAGAAGTATTAACGGAAATTTTGTTTTTTCTATTAATCCTATTTCAGATATTAGTGGACTTAGTCAATCTTCTGTACTAATTCTTGGAGTTCAAACTACTGACGCTACAGCAACAGCATTACGCTCTAATTCATCAGCCGCAGGAACAACAAACCAAGTAATACTA